AAGCAAGAAGACGTTCAATTATGAGAGGAGCTACTGGTGCAGTTAGTAGTGGAATTATAGGTGGTGGTTTTCCTTTACTTTTTGGACAAGGGCCAACAGCAGCGATTGGAGGTGCTCTTGGTGGTGTAGCTGGAGGTGCTTTATCTGCAATACCAGGAATGGGTCAATTTGGATTTGCTCTTTCTATTGCTGGCACAGCTATTGGTAGTGCAATTGACGATTTGACTAACGCTTTAGCAAAGCCTACTGAAAATATTGAAAGCTTAGTTAATAAATTTGGATTAGTTGGAACAAGCACTGGAGATTTAGCTTTAGAACTAGAAAAACTTGGTATGAAATCAGCAGCAGCAACTTTGTTGTTAGAAAAGGGTAAAGAAGAGTTTGGTTTAACTACAGATGAGATAGAAGAAAATACTGAAAAAATGCAAGAGTTTAAAAATGGAATAAATAAATTAGGTACAGAAATAACTTTATTTTTAGCAAATCATTTAACACCATTTTTAAAAGAGCTTAGAAACTTTGATCTTGAACAGGCAATTATGGGGCCAGGAGGTAAGTTTAAAGATTTCTTTGGTACAGGTAAAAATATAGGAGAGAAAGCTTTAAGTTTGCTTTTGTTTGGTCCAGGAGGTGATCCTACTAAACAAGTTGATAGATTTATAAAGAAAGGAAAGGGAATGAGTAATATACCTGTTGCTGAAGGTAATCCAATTATTGATGGTGTTCCTTTAAATCCTGATTTTCAAAAACCTGGGACTGTAAATGAAGATATAAGTAAACTTGAAAAAAGATTACAAGTATTAAAAGAAACAGCAAAATTTAATAAAAATATTTTACCTTTACAACAAGCATTAGATATAGAAAGTAAAAGGTTAACTTTAAGCTCTTCAGAATTGCGTGTTGAACAAGCAAAAAATAATATCACTAATACAAGAAATGAAATGTTACTTAAAGCTGAAGAATTTGGTTTACGAGCAAGCGATGAATTGGCAGATGAATTACTTAAATTAGAACATAAACTTGGTTTGCAAAGAAAAATTCTTGATAATGCAGAAACTTTAGCAGAAGTTGAAAAATTAAGTAATGAGGCTGCATTAAAAGATTTAAATAATAGGTTGAGCATAGAACAAAGAAGATTTGAACTATCGCCTAAAGAAATAAAGATTTTACAAGCAAAAAATAAATTATCTGCTATTGAAGATTCTATACTTATTGCCAAAACACAAAAAAATGACAAATTAGTTGCAAGTTTATTAATACAGAGAGATATACAGCAAGAGTTAGTAAATCAAGCAATATTACTAGCTAATCCTATTGAAGCTGAAATGATTTTATTAGATCAGCAACTAAAGCAGTTACTTGATACAGGTAATATGGTTGTTGGTTTATCACAAACAATAAGTTCATCGTTCCAAAATAGTTTTAAAGGTGTGATTACAGGAACTATGACTGTTACTGATGCTTTTAGAAATATGACTAGCAGGATTTCATCATATTTCCTAGATATGGCTGCAAAAATTATGGCTACAAGAGTTCAACAGTCAATTTTAGGTTTGTTTAATTTTGGAGGTGGTGGTGGTTTATTTTCAAGTTTTGTAGGCAATTCAAGTCTTACAGGAGCATTTTCACCAGGTGCTGGTGGCCCAAGTCCGCTTCTTGGTTTTAGAGCGGGAGGAGGATCAGTAAGAGGAGGTGGTTCTTATGTAGTTGGAGAACGTGGTCCTGAAATGTTTACTCCTGGAGTTTCAGGAACAGTTACACCAAATCATGTTTTAGGAGGTAATACTAATATAGTAGTGAATGTAGATGCTTCTGGCACTGAAGTAGAGGGTGATGAGGCTTCTTCTAGTCAATTAGGTAAATTGATCGGTCTAGCTGTGCAACAAGAACTTGTGAAACAATCAAGAGCTGGAGGGCTTTTATCTAAGGCATAATTATGGCAACTTTTCCAAGTATCACACCAACTTATAGTTTTTCAAAAAATACTAATCCAAGAGTTCGTACTGTTGTTTTTGGCGATGGATTTGAGCAAAGATTAACTTTTGGTATTAATCAAAATCCTAAAACTTATAATTTAGAATTTAATGTATCAGAAGCAGATTCTGATGTAATAGAAGCTTTTCTAAACAGTAGAGCGTTTGATAATGAAAGTTTTAATTTTACACCTCCAGGTGAAGGAATTTCTAAAACAGGTACTTATTCAAGGTCAGTAAACACAGATACAATAACAATTACAAATCATGGCGTTGCTATTGGGGATAAAGTAACATTAAATTTTACAACTGGATCGGGTACTGATGGAGATTATATTGTTGCTACTTCTGTAAACCAAAATACTTTTACTGTTATTGAAAGTGGAACGGGTACAACAAGCGGAAATGTAACTTGTACAATGTCAGGACAACGTAAATTTGTTTGTGATAGTTTCAGTAAAAGAATTCCATATTTAAATCGTGCAATTATTCAATGTACATTTAGGGAGGTATTTGAAACTTAATGGCTTATTCTGCGTGGACTGCTAACACCGTTGTTACTCTTGGAACTGTTGTAAGGTCGGCTTCGGCTATCGTTCCAACTGGACTTGTTTTTGAATGTACCACAGCAGGTACTACAGGCGTTTCTGAACCTGCTTTTGGTACGGATGTAGGATCTACTGTTACAGATAACACTGTTGTTTGGACTGCTATAAGTAGTGTTTTTGAAGATTTAAATAGTTTTGCACCTGATAAAATTATTGAATTGTTTGAACTTGAGTTTGAAAGTGAAGTTGCAACTGCTTTAGGCGTAACAAAATATTATTTTCATAATGGTTTAAATGCAGGCTTTACAGGGAATATAGTTTTCAACAGTAATACATATTCTGCAATTCCAATTAAAAGCGAAGGGTTTGAAATGACAACCCAAGGAACTTTACCTAGACCAACACTTACTGTTGCAAATTTAGATGGTGCGATCACAGCACTAATTAAAACTGTAAATAATGTTCAACGCACTACAAATCCAAGTCAAACTGCACTTTTTAATGGTAATGATCTTACTGGAACGACAGTAAGAAGAATTAGAACATTAAGAAAATATCTTGATGGTCAACCTGATGCTGATCCAAATGCAAGGTATCCCGATCAAACTTTTACAATAGATAGAAAAGTAGCTGAAAACAGAGATATAGTGCAATTTGAATTAGTAATGCCTGTTGATAAACAAGGTGAAATGCTACCAAAAAGACAGTGTGTATCTAATATTTGTCAATGGGTTTATAGAAGTTCAGAATGTAGTTATACAGGAACAAATTTTTTTGACATTAACGATCAGTCAGTGGCTAGTGCTTCACAAGATGTTTGTGGTAAAAGATTAAGTTCTTGCAAGGCTAGATTCGGACAATTTGCTCCTTTGCCATATGGTTCTTTTCCTAGTATTGGTATGTTGAAATGAATCTTACAGAAGATATTAAAAAAGAAATATTAGATCATGCAAAAGAAGAATCACCTAAAGAATCTTGCGGTTTAATAATTGTACGAAAAGGAAAAACTAAATATAAAAAATGTAAAAATATAGCTGATATTCCTAAAGAATGTTTTGTTTTAGCTGACGATGATTATATAAAAGCAGAGGAAGAAGGAGAAATTGTTGGTGTAGTACATTCACATCCTTTTGAACAACCTACGCCTAGTGATGGAGATAAAATTGCTTGTGAGAAATCTGGAGTTCCTTGGTATATAGTCAATCCACAAACAGAAGTATGGGGTTACTGTGAACCCTCTGGATTTGAATTACCTTATGTTGGTAGAAAATTTCAGTTTGGAATTGTCGATTGTTATTCTCTTGTGAAAGATTATTTTAAAAAAGAATTAAATTTAGAATTGCGTGATTATTACAGGGCAGATGAATTTTGGAAAAAAGGACAAAGTTTGTATGAAGATAATTTTATGAATGAAGGTTTTAGAAAAGTACCTTTAGATGAGATTCAAAAACATGATGTTTTATTAATTCATTTAGAATCAAATTTGCCAAATCATGCAGCAATTTATGTAGGAGATCAACAAGTTTTACATCATGTTCAAGGTAGATTAAGTAGCAGAGATGTTTTAGGTGAGTATTATATAAAAAATACTGCTTTTGTTGCTAGACATAAATCATTATGAAAATTGTAAAAGTTTATGGAGAGTTAAGAAAAAAACTAGGTCAATCTAGTTTTGAATTAGAGGTTGACAACCCATCCCATGCAATAAAGGCTTTGTGTGTAAATTTTCCAGAATTAACAAATTGGTTTCTTAATAATGATGAACAAGGTAATGGATTTAAAGTGAGTTTAGGAAAACAAAAAATTTACAAAACAAATCTGAAACCAATGTTAGAACCTTGGTCAGAAAAAGATGTATTGCACATTGTTCCTGTCATTAAAGGGGCTGGTAGAGGTATGGGTCAGATATTAGCTGGAGCATTATTAATTGGATTGGCTGTTTTTGCTGGCCCTGTCTCAGGTGGATTCCTTGGTACGCAATTAGGGTCTGGGTTATTTGGTGCATCTATTTCAAAAGCATTAGGTTATATTGGACTTTCTTTGGTTACAGGTGGAATTAGTCAACTATTAAGTCCATCACCTCCTAGCTTTAATGAAGCATCAAAATTACAATCTTTCAGTTTTAGTGGCATTGTTAATGTTGCCGATCAAGGATTGCCAGTACCTATATGTTATGGTCGTGTTATAACTGGAAGCGTGGTTATAAGTGCAGGTCTTAATTCTGAAAGTTTGGTAACTGCTGGTGGTGGTTAAGAAATGACAGAAGATAGAATAATAATTAGAGGAAGTAAAAAAGGTCCAGGACCTAGAGAGCCTACTGAAGCACCTGATACTTTATCAAGCACTCAATTTGGTAGAGTTCTTGATCTCATATCAGAAGGGGAGATTGACCAATTTGAAGATGTTTTTCTTGATAAGACTTCATTAAATAATTTTTCTGGATTTACTAAAGAGTTTAGAGTCGGAACACAAAACCAAACTGCGATTCTTATAGAAGCAGGAGTAGAAGCTACTACTTCTGTAGGTGTAGCTGTTACTCAGGCTGCTGGACCTGTAACACGAACAGTAACCAATACTGATATTGATAGAGTTTCAATAACAGTACAAGTTCCAACTTTGCAAATTATTGAAAGTGACGGTGATATTGTTGGACACTCTGTAAGTTTTCAAATATCTCTTCAATTTAACGGTGGTGGTTATAATGTTGTTGCTTCACCTACTATTTCTGGAAAGACAAGCAATCCATATTCTAGAACTTATAATGTATCTCTTGTTGGTGCTTCATTTCCTGTAGATATAAGATTAACCAGAACAAGTGCAGATGAAACAAGTGCAAAACGGCAAAACACTTTAAATTGGACAAGTTTTACTACAATTATTGATGAAGTTCTAAGGTATCCAAATAGTGCTTTACATTTTTTAGAATTTAATGCACAAAATTTTAATAGTATTCCTGAAAGACGCTTTTTGATAAGAGGTATAAAAGTACAAATACCTCATAACGCATCAGTAGATACAACAACGCATCTCGGAAGAATTACATACTCTGGTTTATTTAATGGCACATTAGGGGCTGCAACATGGACAAATGACCCTGCGTGGTGTTTATATGATCTTTTAAAAAATACCAGATACGGATGTTCAATCCCAGATGCTCATTTAGATAAATTCGATTTTTTTGCAATTTCTCAATATTGTAATGAGTTAGTAAGTAATGGAAAAGGAGGGCAAGAGCCTCGTTTCGCATTGAATGTATCTTTAAACACTAGAAAAGAAGTCTTTACAGTCATAAAAGAACTTACAAATGTTTTTAGAGGGCTTGCATATTTTACGGCTGGCAGTTTTGTAGTAAAACAAGATAAACCAACTGATTCTACATACGTTATTAATCCAAGTATGGTTGTTGATGGTTTTTTTGAATATAATGGCACTTCTTTAAAATCAAGACATACCTGTGTTACTGTGGCTTACCAAAGTTACGACATGATAGGTGATGTGCTTTTTGAGAGGGTAGAAGATGCTGATGCTGTTAGGGTTTACGGTGTTAACCATAAAGAAGTTAGAAGTATAGGTTGTTACTCTCAAGGACAAGCACAAAGATTAGGTAGATGGATATTAGAAACTGAAAGATACCTAACACAAACTGTAAGTTTTACAGTTTCTCAGGATGCTGGAGTTATTCTTTCTCCAGGCATGGTTGTATCTGTTGCAGATCCACTCAAGACTGTTTCTCGTAGAGGTGGTCGTATTCATGCAGCAACAATAAATTCTATAACTGTTGATAGTACAGAAGATATTGGAACAATAACTTTAGGACAAAACCCAAAAATATCTGTTGTTTTAGGTAATGGATTACTACAGCAAAAAACAGTATCAGCAATCTCATCACCAACTACAGCATCAGGTGGAGAGGATACAACAAGAAAAACATTTACAGTAAGTTCTAACTTCTCACAAGTTCCAAGTGTCGGTGGTTTTTATGGAATTGATACAGATACTATTGCTTTAGAAAAATTTAGAATTTTAAGAGTAACTGAAGAAGAAGATCATACTCATGTTGTTACTGCAATTCAATATGATGGTTCAATTTATGCAAGAGTTGATACACCCATAATAACTACACCTGTACCCAATCCTATTGGAGGTCCCCCAGATGCTGTTACAGATATTGCATTTACGACTTTTTACTATGTATCAGGTGCAAGTGTTTTAATTGGTTGTGATATTAGTTGGACACATAATGGTTTAAGAACTGTTCAGTATTTTGTTGAATATAAAATTGATAATGACAATTTTCAGCAAATAATTACAACATCACCTAACGCAACTTTAAAAAGCTTGCGTGTCGGAACTTTAACGGTAAGAGTTACAGCATTTAATTTTTTAGGCGGTAGAAGTGCTGTTTATAGTGAGACACATTCAATCGTACAAAACACCACTCCACCTGATAATGTACAAAGTCTTACAGTCAATCAAATAAGTACAACACAAGCTGTTTTAAACTGGCCTGCTTCCACAAGTCGAGATGTTCTTACAGGTGGAAAAGTTGTATTAAGGCATAGCACCAATACAAGTGCTACTTTTGCAACAGCAGCTTCATTAACAACGGTTAGTGGTAGCTCTACAAGTGCTAATGTTCCAGCTATAACAGGAAAATATTTTGCAGTATTTGAAAACATACTTGGTGTTCAAAGCACGACTCCAGCTAGTGTTTTATTTACTGCAAACGCTGGTAATCAAACTTTAATTATTGACAGAAAAGAAGATACTGACAATCCAACATTTCAAGGTACTTTTACAGATGTAGAAAAATATAATCCACCTAATTATGGAACCCCTTTAACTGGAATCGTCTTAAAAGGAAATGTTTTATGGGATTCTGTTTCTGATGTTGATGCTCTTGCGAGTTGGGACTTTCCAAATAATGTGCTATCAACTGGAACTTATGAATTTGCAAGTGTTCTTGATTTAGAAGACACTTACAATGTTTTATTAGAAAGAAGATTAGCTTTTACTGGTTTTAATGTTTCAACAGGTGCAGCAGTTACAGATGTAGACGCAAAAGTTTTTGTAAGCACAACCAATGATGACCCTAGTAGTGGATCACCTACATTTACAGCTTTTCAAGAATTTTCGACAACAATGCTAAATGCCAGAGGTTTTAAATTTAAAGTTGTTCTTAGTTCTTCTAATGTGACATCTAATGTTTGTGTAACAGAGCTTGGTTTTAGAATGTTTATGTCACCTTCTACGCAGACCCCACAAATTCAAATTCCAAGTGGCACATCAACAAAGGCAGTGACATTTTTACATAAATTCTTTACTGGTGTTAGTGCAACTATTGGTGGTGTTGGTGGATTTACACCAATAGTAACTGCCAATATATTAAATATTCAAACAGGAGATACGATTGCTATATCATCAGTTACAAAGTCTGGTTTTAATGCAGATGTTAAAGACTCTGGTGGAAATTTTGTAAATCGTAATTTTGTTTACCAAGCCACTGGTTTAAGATAGTATGTATGTAAACGAGTTTTAGTTGTGGCACAAGACGCTTTATCAGTAGCAAATGGAACAGGTGTTGCCGTTAGGCAAGCTATCAATACTGCAATGCAAGCAAGTGCCACGAATCAAAGTGGTAGTTCTGCTCCATCTACAACTTACCCTTTTCAGTTTTTTGCTGATACAAATACTAATACATTAAAACTTCGCAACGCTGCAAACAACGCATATATAAATGTTTCTGGTGTTGGTCAAATTGGTGCTGCAAATTTAGGCTTATTACCTCTTACTGGAGGAACAATATCAGGTAATTTAATAGTTTCTGGTAATTTTACTGTCCAAGGTACAACCACTACGGTTTCTAGTACCACGATTACCGTTACTGATAAAAATATTGAAATAGGTAAAGTTGCAAGTCCTTCTGATACTACGGCTGATGGTGGTGGTTTGACATTGCTTGGAGCTACAAATAAAACATGGAATTGGGTAGACTCTACAGATTCTTGGACAAGTTCTGAGAATATTGATCTTGCATCAGGAAAAGTATTAAAAGTTGCTGGAACACAAATTTTATCTGCAACAAACTTTACTGGAACTTCTGCTATAGCAACAAATGTAACTGTTGCTGACGAATCATCTGACACTACTTGTAATGTGTTGTTTACAACGGCTGCAACTGGTAACTTACCACCTAAAACAGGAACAAATCTTACATTTAATTCTGCAACTGGAGCATTAACAGCAACAAGTTTTAATGGTGATTTGGTTGGCGGTATTCCTGATGACTCAGTAACATCTGCAAAAATAGTAGATGGAGCGATAGTAAATGCCGATGTAAATGCTAGTGCAGCGATAGCTGGAACAAAAATTTCGCCTGATTTTGGATCGCAAGCAATAACTACAACAGGAAATTCGTCTTTTGGAGAAACAGTTACAGTAACAGGAAACAATCCAAATATTACCTTTACTGACTCAAACAATAATCCAGATTTCAAAATTTACGGAAGTGCTGGTAGCTTTAGTATTTTAGATTCTACAAATAGTGCTACTAGATTTCTTATAAATTCAATCGGAAATATTGTTGCAGGTGGCGATCTAACTATAGGAGATATATCAGCAGGGTCGGGAACTTTTACTGATGCTGTTGTTCACAACTACACTTCTGCGGTACAACTACCTGTTGGTACTACGGCTCAAAGACCTGCCTCTCCAAGCACAGGTGATTTTAGATTTAACTCAACTACGACCCAAGCAGAAATTTATGATGGTTCATCCTTTACTGCTGTTGGTGGTGGTGGCGGTGGTACTGGTGGAGGTGGCGAGCAAATCTTTTTTGAATCTGAAAATGAAATGAATAATTCGTACACAATTTCATCAAATCATAATGCTTTAGTTGCTGGCCCTCTCACCATTGCTAGTGGTGCTACACTAACAATAAATAGTCCTTCAGTTGTAACTATTCCATAATGCCAATAAAAATTAACGGAACAAACACAGCAGCCAATCCTTCGATCACTGGGGATGATACTGATACTGGTATTGTTTATGGTAGCGATCAAATAGATTTTTCTACAGGCGGTACAAGTAAAGTTACATTAAAAAATTCCAACTTAGGTATCGGTACAACAAGTCCAGATTCAAAGCTACACGTTTCTGCTGATTCGGCAACTGCTCAATTACGCTTAACTAGAAGTAATGCTGCTGCTAATACTAATGACTATGGAAGAATCCTTTGGGAAAGCCAGGACGATGTATTAACTGGAAAAATAGCCGTTGCAAGAGAGTCAGCAGAAAACAATGGCTATATGCATTTTAGTACTGCTAGTGGTGGAACATTATCTGAACGTATGCGTATTCATAGTTCGGGATTAGTAACTGTTGGAAATGACGCTTCGGGTGCTGCAACATATGGTGGGCAGATGGTTATTGCTACTACATCTGGAGGAGTTTTAACTTGTGCAGATACAGGATCAGGAGAAAGATTACGTTTAGAAGGCGGTAGTGGACTTGGAAGAATTGGTACTGATTCAAACCATGCTTTGACTTTTATAACAAACGGGACTAGCAATGAACGTATGCGTATAGATACGTCTGGGAATATTGGGATCGGAACATCATCGCCTAACAATAATATTCATGTGCATCAAGACGATTCTGGTGCGTCTGTAATTCAAGTAACTAATTCCACTACAGGTTCAGGTGCTACTGATGGTTTTCAAATTGGTGTAAATAGTTCAGAACAGGCATTTTTCCATATGCGAGAGGACAAACCAATATTATTTACTATTAATGGTTCTGAACGTATGCGTCTAACATCCGATGGTAACTTTTTAATAGGAACAACATCAGGTGATATTGAAACTCTAACTTCATCTGGAGCTGGTTTTAGATCAAATCCTAATGGTAGAGCGTTGCAAGCCGCTTCTCAAGCACAAGCAGCAGCAAGTTTTAATAGAACTAGTGATGATGGTACTGTTGTTCAGATTCGAGGACAAGGTAATATAGAAGGAACAATTTCTGTTTCTGGTTCGGCTGTTAGTTATAACGGTGGCCACTTGAGTAGATGGT